AGTAAGCGATGCACAGGCTAGGTTAATACGCAATATAGGTAAAGAAATAATAGTAGTCCCGGACCAGGATATTGCAGGTATGGAATTAGTGGATCGCGCTATAGAATTAAACTGGCCTGTTAGTATTCCCGAGTGGCCTGATGACATTAAAGATGTAAACGATGCAGTAATAAGATTAGGTAAGATTGCAACATTAATAACTATATTGCAGTCCAAAGAAACCAGCAAAATTAAAATTGAGTTAAGGAAAAGACAACTTGTTAAACGATTACGGAATTGAGACCCAACGGTTATTTTTGGAAATGATGCTGCACGATGCTGAGTCTTTTATTCGTGTACAGAATATATATAATCCAGAAAATTTTGATCGTAGCATTAGACCAGCAGCAGAATTTATTAAGGGACACTATAATGACCATAGTTCATTGCCGATCCTAGCACAAGTATCAGCAACAACTGGCATAAAATTAAGCGAAATTCCAGATCTGCCTGATGGTAGTTTAGAATGGTTTATGGACGAATTTGAGAAATTTACTCAACGACAGGAACTAGAACGAGCTATTCTTAAGTCAGCCGACTTATTGGAAAAAGGTGAATTTGCCCCGGTAGAAAAATTAATTAAAGATGCGGTACAGATCTCCTTGCAAAAGGACATGGGAACAGATTATTTTGCCAGCCCCAGAGCAAGAAATGACAAGTATTTTAACAGTGGCGGACAAGTAAGTACAGGCTGGCCAAGCCTAGATAAAATATTGTACGGTGGATTTAGCCGCGGGGAGTTGAATATTTTTGCGGGTGGATCTGGATCTGGTAAATCTCTGGTCATGATGAACATTGCTATTAGTTGGCTAGAACAAGGACTAAGTGGAGTGTATGTTAGTCTAGAACTTAGCGAAGAACTAGTTGGACTACGAACTGACGCCATGCTATCCGGTATGTCAACTAAAGATATTAGGAAAGATTTGGATTCAGCGGAACTAAAAGTTAAAGTTTTTAGTAAAAAAGCCGGACAATATCGTGTTAAGGCATTGCCCGCACAGAGTAATGTTAACGATATTCGTGCATATTTGAAAGAAGTACAGGTACAAACTGGTATTAAAGTTGACTTTGTCATGGTGGATTATTTGGATTTGGTAATGCCAGTATCGGTTAAAGTAAATCCTAACGATCAGTTTATTAAGGACAAATATGTGGCGGAAGAACTGCGCAACTTATCACAGGAACTGGGTGTATTATTTGTAACTGCCTCGCAGTTAAATCGAAGTGCTGTGGAAGAAATTGAATTTGACCATAGTCATATTGCTGGTGGTATTAGTAAGATCAACACAGCAGATAATGTATTTGGTATTTTCACCAGCAGAGCTATGAAAGAGCGTGGCCGTTATCAAATTCAGTGTATGAAATCACGTAGTAGTACTGGTGTAGGGCAAAAAGTCGAACTGGAATACAACGTAGAAACCATGCGAATTAGTGATTTGCCCGAAGATGCAAGTGCAGTAAGCTCGTTTAAACGTCCCAGTGTACTGGAAAACATTAAAACACAAAGCAGAGTTGTTGATACTGGAAATAAAGAAGAAACAGGAAAAATTACAGCAGAATTGCAAAGTAATAAGCTAAAACAGATGTTATCTCAAATTAAGAGCGGGTAATTCGAATCTTTATATTTGAAATCGTAATAAATAATAAAAAGGTTCTGGTTAAAATGCAAAAGAAAACCCGTAGTTTATTGGAAGAATTGGACTCGATATACATCGAATATGACCAACGTCATGTTATCGAAAACCGCGCCAATAACATAATTTCGTCAGCTATTCGTTTATTGGAACAAATAGATCAAACATATACACCTGAACAAGCAGATAACCTTACTCGCAAATTAATTAATGCAATTAAATTACGCGATCCAGCTAAATTCACACGTACAGTAAGGAAAACAGATGCATCTGGTGTTTAACGATAAAGATGGAAAGTTAGATACTCAGCGTATCGAACAGACGGATATTAAAACAACAGTACAGTGGCTTGAACACATGGTTGATTTAAATCTACTGGATAATATTAGCAATGCTGACCAGCATAGTTTGCATAAACTAGAACTTAATGTGGACGCTAATAAGATATCTCCGGATCAATTAATGGCAGAATTACAGCATTGGTGTGATAGCCAAGATCTGAAATCAAGAGAATATGTAAAAAATTCAGGATCAAAGATCTACTTCAAAACTCCGATTAATGGCAATCCTGCCAGAGGATTTATACAAACTGATTTTAGTTTTATAAAGAATCCCAATCCACAGAGCGAATCTGATATCAATTTTCTTTCTAGATTGCGTGATCGTATTGTCAATAAGGGCATGTTGAAGTTAATAGAATCTGATACGCCTGAGATTCACGGTGGTAGAACACGTGGCATTGATCATATTGAAGATTTGGTATTTAGGAAAGGCGTCGCAGGAATTACTGCTGCCCTTACTCATATTAGACATTTGGCCAAGGATGCTCCCAATTCAGCAACAGTAAAATGGGACGGCAAACCAGCTGTTATATTTGGCCGCGATAACAATGGTGCTTTTATATTAACAGATGTTAGTGGGTACAATGCAAAAACTTACGACGGTCTATTTTCCAATCCCGCCAACCTTATTAGTCATTTAGATGGGCGCGATGCCGATGATATGGGTACTCGTAAAGAACATCTGGCCCCCGTATATGAAATGTTATGGCCGTTGTTGGCCCGAGCTGTTCCTCCTAAATTTCGAGGCTTTATTCATGGTGATCTACTGTACTCGGAGAAACCTGTCGAAGACACCGGATGCTTAGTTTTTAAACCTAATACTGTAGAATATAAAATCCCAACAAATAGTGAATTGGGAGAAAGTATTGCCAACAGTCACGTGGGTGTGGCTGTACACACATATTACAAAGACCATGGTGCAAATAAAGAACCTATTGGTAATATAAAACTTAACCCAGTACCTGGATTAACTATTATTAACCCAGTTAAACCAACTGATAATGTTAAACCCAGCGACCGTAATTTAACTAAACAACTACGAAGTGTAATAGAGATGCATGGTAATGATATCGATACATTGTTTAATCCAGCAGAACTCAGACAGATGCAGATAAGTGATTTGCCGAGATTATGTATAGATTTCATTAACAATGTAATACATAGTGAACATGAAGAAGGGTTTACTGCTGATACTTTGATCTCTAGATTTGGCACATGGTTGCGGGATACAGTAACTCCACGTAAATATAGAAATATTGTGGAATACCTACAGAGTCCTAGTTCTAATTTAGATGGAATGGGTGCGGCCTTTACTGCATTTGTATTATTGCATGATATTAAAATGGACCTATTGCAGCAGTTAGATAGACAACAGCCCGGTCATGAGGGATGGGTAGTTGCCTCACCAGGTGGAATCAGTAAACTGGTTAACCGTTTTGCATTTACCCGTAACAATCGCCAAAACTATATATAATTTAACCCATAATAGCCATTTTTTATATTTTGACTAAATAAAAGTAGGAACATTGATTCCACAAACTAGGAGATTTAAAAAATGGCATACATTACTTTAGTAAGCGGTGGTTCACAACCAGTATTCGCAACTGATACCCTTAACGGTTCACAGTTATCAGCAAATACAGCATACGCACCAGCTGGTACACCAGTTAATTTCGCAGGTCCAAAACTGGACTTTTTCGGAGTTGGTTTAGGCAATTCAGCTTTCAACCAAGCCGGTGTTAACGGAGCGTTACAGACAATTCTGCAAACAATCCAACAAACAGCTACCGTTGCATTCTATCAAGTTGACAACACAAACAACACAGTTGACTTCAGTCTTGCAGTTTACCCAACAGCAGCTTACACAGCAGCAACGCTACAAGCAGCTATTCAAGGTTTAGGTACCGTTAATGGTTGTAACGTAGCAGCAGCTACAGTTACTAACGTTGGTTTCCGTTTAGCTTCAACAGCTACATCAGCAAGCTAATTTTAAAGGTAACTTTAAAAACACTAAACCCGCTTAGGCGGGTTTTTTGTTGACTAACATAAATAATACACACACATACACACACTCTTGAGCTTTTTATTTTTAAGGAGGTGTTATGCTCAACGATTGTTTAATATATTGGATCCATAGCGATCTAGAAACTGATATAAACTCACAAGGATATATTGGGATTACAAAAAATTTAACTCGCAGATTAAAAGAACATTCTAGGAAAAAGAATTTTTTGGAAAACAGAATAGTTGATGTTTATTTACATGGCGAAACTAAATTTTGTAGAGAGATAGAAAAAAGTCTTAGACCAACCAGCAATATTGGACTTAACAAAGCACCCGGTGGCGGATTTCCACCAGACCCAACCGGAATTAAACGAAGTTCTGAGATTAAACAAAAAATAAAAGAAAATATGGTTGGGTTTAAGGGAAGAAAACATAGTGAAGAAACTAAAACTAAAATGCGTAACGCAGTACGTGTTGCTCACAAACATACCGAAGAAACCAAAAAACGTTTATCAGAGATAGCGAAAAATCGTACTACTCCAAATTCTATGTTAGGCCGCAAACACAGTGAAGAAACTAAAGCCAAAATTCGAGCTAAAGCTATCGCAAGATGGCAATAATTAAAGGCCCCGAAAGGGGCTTTTTGTTGACACTATGATATAATCAGTTAAATACACATATATTATGATGGTTAGCAAAATTACTGAGATAACAATTTTCGAAAGCCCGGACGGCGGGCGTACTGTGTACGTGAGAAAGCCCAGCGACACCCAGCGACAATTATATACGACCGATGAGGTTCGTGAAAAAGAGAGGGCCGAGTATGAGCGTTGGATGAATATCTTTAATGCTAGGCGTAATAATGCAGCACTCAATGATGTATGTTCCCAAGCTGAGGTATTATATGAACTTTCTAAAGATTCGGAATGAGATTTTCTTGTAGAACGTTGTTTGATATTACTGCTACCGGAGTTACCGGGCATTATAAATCTTCAAGGGTTCCGTTTACCGACGTGTCGGGGAAGAATATCGTAGATGAACGTTCATGGAATCACGCAAGAAATCAGCAGCGCAATTGGGAAACTATAACACAGCTGATCGGACTACGGACACAGATAGCAAAACTAGATAACCCGACACAATTAGATGGCATGTGGAATTTTGTTTTTGAAGTAGATACCCCCTATGTATACGGACCCGAGGAAAACCCTACTGAGATGTTATTGTCCGACTGTGCCGGCGTTCCTATGCTAGTACAATTAGGAGATAACGACAATATAACCCCATTTTTAGTAGTTGATGGTGTTAATCAAAATATATGGTTTAGTTTATTAAGCTAAATATATTATTGAGGAAACATTATGGTTGAGCCCACCGATATCGAGAAAAAAAGTTTGGAAGCGCATGTTGAATTATGTGCTGAGCGATACAATGCAGTTGAGGGAAAATTATCCACACTAGATGATAAAATCACCCATTTGTGCTCTGAGATTGCAGATGTAAAAACTTCTCTGTCAAAAATGGCTGAAAAAAATAACGATCGACTAATTGGCTGGGGTGTTGGAATTATCGGTACATTAGTAGCAATTGTTGGCTACTTTATATCACACTATATTATAAAATGATGAATGAAATGGATATCGACAAAGCCTTTAGGAAAGAGTTTCCTGAAATAATCACTAACCTTATTTTCCAAAATGAGACTGGTGATTATGAGATATTTGGTCGATATGTTATTAAGAAAGAAAAAAATGTATGTCGTGTTTATTGTTCTGCCACCGATGCAGTTACGTTTAGCAGCACAAAAACAGCATTAAGTTGGTGTATCGCCGCTAAGTTTTCCAATTATAACTTAGCTCGAGATATACTAAATTTGGATAGAAAACTAATGGCTTTAACTAATGATATTAACACACGGGCAAATGTAGCGGAACGTAGTAAAAATTCGCTATTCCGTGAAACTGTTGAAACCAAGTTAGAAACTAAAATTATCCATAAAAAGCAGGTGGAGCAACAATTAACAAAATGCGTAAATTACGCTAAATACTATCAACAAAAAGGATTTAATAATGAAACTGTTCGAACTGGCCGCGACCACGCCATCAAAACAAGCCGCTAAGGTATTTGAAAGTTACTTCGGTGACAGCATCAATGTTGACGTAATATCAACACGTCAAGCACGCACAATGCTGAAAAAAGTAAGCAAGCTGGTAAATGAGCACCGAGCTACTCCCGCTTTCCATAGCAGCGAGCAAAATCCTACTTACTTAAAACTAATGATAATGGAACGTGTATTGCGGGCCAAGGTAAAAGAAGGCGGAGAAACTGTTGGAATGGCATCAACAGTTGGCGCTGATTTTAACCAACAGAAAGATGCAGCAACTCAACCTCAACATAATTCGGTTGCAGCCACAGCCGATGCTGCGAAACAAGCAGCCCAACAAC